TCAAGTAATCTTTAAGCCACAAGGCTCAGAAGCAATGCGTATCGACAGCAATGGTAACTTGCTGGTGGGGGCTACTACTGCTTATGGAATAGGTACTACATTTGCACAACAAGGTTCTAACGGTACGCTTGCTGTCTTCAATCAAAACTATGGCAACGGTTTCACATCGCATCAATTCAGGTATAACGGTTCTGCCGTTGGTTCAATTACTATAAGCACCTCTGGCACAAGTTACAACACATCATCTGACCACCGCCTAAAGGAAAATGTCACTGACATTACAGGCGCAACTGACAGGCTAAAGCAACTTAACCCTGTACGGTTTAACTTCATTGTTGACCCCGACACAACGGTTGATGGCTTTTTAGCACACGAAGCACAGGCTGTAGTACCAGAAGCCGTGACAGGCACACACAATGAGGTTGATGACGATGGTAACGCTGTCATGCAAGGCATTGACCAAAGCAAGCTAGTGCCGTTGCTGGTGGCTACCATACAAGAACAGCAGACAGCTATTGAAGCATTGACTGCTAGAGTAACTGCATTGGAGGCTGAATAAATGGCACTTGGAAAAATAAAAGCAGATACCCTAGAACACAGCACCGCTGGGTCACTTGATACAAGTTACGTTGTTAATGGTAGCTTAAAATATTGGGGTTTTATTAATCAGGTTACAGGTACAATAGAAGACACCCTAAACATTGCCTCAGAGTTAGATAATGGCACAGGTGATACTACAATTACTTTTTCTTCGGCAATGACGAATGGGTTTCATTCATCAAATGTTTCATCTCAACCTGTTGTATCTCCGTATGAAAGACCAAAATTATTTGGTTTAAATACCACCACAACTCAGCGTTTTCAAAACGAAAGAACTGACAATGGGGTTGATGTAGATACTACAGATTTGTGTATTCAAGGCGCAGGAGACCTAGCATGATAAACACACCTGAGTTTCAAGGCACCCACCTCTGGGACAGACTATGCTGGGCAAAGGAAAACCTAGAGCCACATCAGTCAGACTATCGTGTTGTCTATGAGGACAGCCTTGACGAGTGTGCAAAGATACTTGTGCCTGACCCGAACTGGATGGCGTGTGCGCTTGCCGGAGGAATATTGCCAGAGGTGTGGGTGTACCATGAGCTAGCTAAAGATGAAGCACAGCCAGACTTCAAGAAGCACACAAGAGGCTATCTGCTACATGACACCAAGCCTGTTGGCCCTATGACAGAGGAACAGGCAATCGAATATCTCATTATGAAGGACTGCCCGCAATCTGTGTGGCAGAACTGGGATACTGGCAATAAACCTAAGATGGTTATCTGCCGTAAAGAACAGTTACCAAGCACAAGAGAGTGGCGCAACGCTTGGAAGATAACTGAAGAATTAACAGTCACTGATTTAGCCGCGTAGGAGCGTATTATGACAACAACTTATATAGTCGATAAAGACGGCAATCAGATTGATGCTTCAACTGCCACCGTCCCATCAGACCGCCACTTTCGTGGAGCGTGGTCGCTTTCTGGTTCTGTTATCTCAGAAGACATGACAGCCGCAAAAGAAATCTTTCAGGATAAAATCCGTCAGGTTCGCGCGCCATTGCTTGCAGATAAAGACGTTGAGCTTATGAAGGCACTTGAGGCTGGCACTAGCACAACAGCTATTGCGGCGGCTAAAGATGCACTGCGCGATGCTCCGGCTGGTTCAGCAATCTCATCAGCGTCTACCATTGCCGAGCTAAAAGCGGCGTGGGATACAAGCGTTCTTGGTGATAGCCCTTACGCATAAGGCGATAAAATGGAAATGCACAATCTGATAGACCTCCTGCTAGGCGTATTGCTTACAGGTGTCGGCTGGTTCTTGGCTAACCTAGTGCGAGAGGTCAAGCGAATTGACATCTTACTGAACAGAACCCGTGAGGATTTTGCCAGCAAGAACGACCTCAGTTACGCAGTGGACAAGCTATCAGAAGCACTGCACCGAATGGAAGATAAGCTAGACAAGGCTCTCACAAAAGGCTAATGAAATGGACCCTATCACCGCAATGGCTGTTGCAACCTCTGCGTTCTCGGCCATTAAAAAGGGGTTCGCGGCGGCTAAAGATGTTGAATCTATGGCGGGCGATTTATCTCGCTGGATGGGCGCGGTGCAGTCTGTCAAGGACGGGCACCAGAAAGCCAAGTCGCGTCGTATCGGTTCTGTTGACGAGGAGGCTCTTGAGACATGGGCCCACCAAAAGAAAATCAAACGTATGGAGGAGGAGCTAAGGCTCTTCGTCATAGGCCATTACGGGCCAGAGGCGTGGCAGGATATTATCCGGCTACAGGGCAGGATACGCAAACAGCGGCTGATTGATGCTAGGCTCAGAGAAGAAAAAAACGAACTGATTATCATGTGGATTATGATTATTCTGCTAGTGCTGGTTGTCTTAGGCTTTCTGTACTTCGGCTTTACCCAGATAATGCGCTAAAACACCCCCGAAAAAATATAAATAAAATTGCATATTAGGGCTTTACATATCTATACCCTTAGCTTAGAGTTATATTATAGAGGGAGATTATCATGCAAAATCATATCGAAAATATTGATGCTTGGGAGCGGGGTCGTGATGCCGCTATTCGCCGCAACGCTTCTAAAAGCCGCAACATCAAGTGGATTGCTGAGGACGAAAGCCGCAAGGAAATTCAGGCGTTCTTGTTTGGGCGCTACGGCGAAGATTTTCTTTCTGCAATGAATGAAGCACTCAATGAGTGGGGCCAGCTTACAGAGGGTCAGGAAAAAGCTGTTCGCAAAATCATTATCGCTCAGGCAGAGCGTGATGCCGAAAGGCAGGCTCGCAAGGCTGAGGAAGATGCAAACGCCGCTGACTGCCCAGAGGGTCGCGCTGAGGTGACGGGAGAAATTATCGCAACTGATTTGCGCGAAACATCTTTTGGCTCACAGTGGAAAATGCTGGTGCGCGATGATAGCGGGTTTAAGGTGTGGGGTTCCATCCCATCAAAGATGTTTGATATTTTTGCTGTTGATGACGTATGGCCTCACGGTGACACATTCAAGGGCAAGCGCATTAGCTTTACAGCGGCAATCTCTCCAAGCGAAGATGACCCAAAATTCGGTTTCTTCAAAAGACCAACTAAGACAAAGGAGGTTGCATAATGATTATCTTAGCAAAGAAAGTATCGCTTTACCTCCGCCTGAGAAAAGGCGGGGTGACACACTCAGACGCGGTTCATGTCATCAAAAATGTTTGCTTGCCCGACTTCTGGTTGCTGTAACGACAAAAATAATATACCAATAAGGGGTCTGGGGGCTTTCTCTCCTTTGACCTCGGACAGTTTCCTCCCTGAGACCCCTCGCTGTAACGGCGGGGGGTTTTATCTTTTGATGGTCCTGACCTCTGACGCGGCACCAAAGCTCTGTCGGGTGCTAAAGGATTTTGTATATACCCTTTCCTTACCCGCCCGCTTAGATTTGTCAGACTGCTCCATTCGCCTGTCTGATTCTCTCAGGAACGATTGCCACGTTTCTTTATTCTGTTTCTTCGGCACTCTGACACACCTCACCCTGACAACAATCGTCAACGATGTTTCCGCAGGTCAGGCACTGCTCATGCCCATGCACATGCACGGTCTTCCAAGCCTCGCCACAGCGCGGGCATCTCTTTTGGTGGTCATTCATTTTGTTAGCCCCTTTACTTTTTCTACAGTTCTCAGCCCGCCCAATCCGAGCATACCCAGCAACACAGTCATCAGGCTATCCATGTCAAACACGGGAAGCTCTGGAATCTGAACACCAGCATATGAGCAGACAAACATTGTGACCGGCGCGAATATAAAATGCCATGCCATAGCCAGTGATAGACACCAGCCAAGAAACGGACGCCATCCTGCAACGAATATACTCCGGTGCTGGGCCTCAGCCTTGTTGACCTCTAGCTGGCCCATATTAGCCTCATGAGCCTGCTTCTCAGCAAGCGTGGCTATCTCATGCGCCAGAGCGTTCTTCTGGTCCTTATCTTCAATAAACTTATCTAGTAGCCCCGTGACCGGACCTATCAATGCTTGCAACATTACTTTTCCTTTCCAAGCCAAATAGCAAACGAGCCGGTGAGTGCGCCATAGACTACGCTACAGAAGCCGGACTGCTCAAGGGTGGGTACTGACAAGGCCATGTACCACTCAGTCACTCTGAAGGCCATTACAATCATTGCTAGGAAGGCTAGCCGTGGCAGAACCTTCCACTCATCTAACATAGTTGCCATTACGCTATCAGCCCTTTCCGGTAGCCCAGACCCTTCTGGTAGGTCAGCACCTCTTTACGATTATCCTTAGCCTTGTAGCTACAATGTACCCAGCCGGTATTCCCGCC